AAATGGCGAAAGCGACCTGGGTACCCCTGTGTTATCTCGTGGAACGGGGACAACAAATCAAGGTGTTTAGTCAATTGACGAAGAAGGCGAGAGAGATGGGATTCATGGTTCCAACTATTCAGTATGGTCAACTGGGGGATCAAGGATACGAAGGTGCGACTGTTCTGGAAGCACAAAAGGGTGCGTACTATAAACCGATTACAGCCCTAGATTTTGAAGGTCTGTATCCTTCGATCATGATGGCACACAATTTGTGTTATTCAAGTCTCGTGATGGATCCAAAGTACGAAAACGTACCCGGTGTGGAATACGAAACCTTTGAGATCCCTGTACCGAGCAAGGTCGAGGGGCAGCCTCCCACAAAGAGGGTGTGTAAATTCGCACAAGGTGTACCCACGCTTTTGCCGAGTATTCTCCTTGAATTGAAACAGTTCAGAAAGCAAGCGAAGAAGGACATGGCCGTATCGAAAGGTGCACTCAAAGCCATGTATAATGGTAAGCAATTAGCTTATAAAATCAGTATGAACTCCGTGTATGGGTTCACTGGTGCATCAAAGGGAATGCTTCCATGTGTGAATATCGCGTCCACTGTGACGACAAAGGGACGGAGCATGATCGATGAAACCAAAGAGTACGTGGAAAAGAACTTTCCGGGTTCGAAAGTGAGGTACGGTGACACCGATAGTGTCATGGTAGAATTTGACGTGGGTGATCGTAAAGGTCTTGAAGCCGTTGAATACAGTTGGGAGATTGGTGAGCGCGCTGCTGAAGAGTGTACCGCACTTTTCAAGAAACCGAATAATTTGGAACTCGAAAAGGTGTATTGGCCCTATTTCCTCTATTCTAAAAAACGATACGCCGCAAAGCTGTGGACACAAGGAAAGGATGGAAAAATGAATATGGACTACATAGACGTGAAGGGTCTTCAACTCGTGAGACGCGATAACACGGCACACGTACGAGAAGTGTGTAAAGAACTCTTGGACGTCGTACTTGAAAGTAGTGACATCGAACCACCGAAAGCACTCGCACTCCAGCGAGCCATCGAACTACTAGAAGGTGACGTAGCAAATGAAAAGCTTACACTTTCACAGAGCTTATCTGATTCGTATAAGGTTAAGGGGCACAGTGTGTCCATAAATAGCCCCGGAATCAAAGATATCAACCAAGCACACGTCCAAGTTGTTCGCAAAATGCGTGAGAGACAGCCCGGTTCAGAGCCGCAGTCGGGGGATCGAGTGCCTTACATTCTCGTGAAGACGGAAGATCCAAAGGCGAAAGCTTTTGAAAAATCTGAAGATCCAAAGTATGTCTCGGAAAACAACGTACCAATCGATTACGAATACTATTTTATGAATAAATTCATCAATCCGGTGTGTGATTTACTTGAACCACTTTTCGAGGATCCAAAAGAAGAGATTTTCGGGGAACTCCTCACCAAGATTAAACCAAAACGAAGACCAAAGAAAAAGAAAGAGACACCTCTCGATGAATTACCATTTAAAAATTAGACGCTATAATGTATCAAGGAGATGAGAGTGTCTGAAAATTTGGTCAAGGCGTATGAAGAAGATTTAGACAAGGCATGTCATGAACGTGTGTTAAAATTTGTGCAAAACGTGTCGACCAATTATAACATTCCTCTTAAATTATTGATGCGCGATATGCCAAATCCCAGGGGGTATTGCATGGGCGTCAAAAAGGGTGGAGAACCGTGTACCAGAAAAGCGAGTCACGGCGGGTTTTGTTTATCACACGCAAATACACCTAAACTTCATGAGCCTATAAACATGAACACGAGTGTGAGACACAACCACACATTTCCTCCTATGTATAGTCCGACTTGCCCAGCATGTGAAGCATCTAGCAATAACCAATTTAGAGATTTAAGAAGTATGATGTAGTATGAGGAAATCAGATATTCTGTTAAATTCCATAGATGCGTTTTACGGTACCCCTGAAAACGGTAAGACGCTCATACAGATACTCACCAAAACAGGTGGTATTTCCCTCCGTAACCTCGAATGGTTCATAACCAATTATTCAAAAAAGACAAACCTAATGTACAAAACAATCGATGGTAAAATCTTCAGTGTACACTGTGCCTATAAGTCTACGCTAGACGGTTACAGTAAAAAGTTGTTCGATCCATTCTGCCGTTCGGACAAGATATCCTATAAGGTGCCCGGTACATCTGATGAAATAAGCACGACTGTGGCTCAACTCAATTTCATCAAATGGTGTATCAAAAATGGCGTTATAAAATACATAAAAGAAAATAAAGTTAGTTTATTCGGTAAGTAATTTTTCCTCTACGGGTGGGAGTTCTCTCGTGCTCACGTACCCATTTTCAAATATGAGCGTTTGATAACACGTGTAGTAAATGTGACACGTGAAAGTTTCATTCGTCCCGTAATATGGATTCATTTTGAAATCTATGAGAGTTCGATTATTTTTTATGTTTGTGAAATCCAAACTTCCCGATGGGTCTACATTTCTTGGATTCATCGAGAAGGTATACGTGTATATATTTCTCGGTGTGGTGTGAAACTTGTGATTAAGTGGGGTAAGATACCTGTAATAATGTGAATCTACCCTGTTTATGAAAGGAAGCTCTTGTCCATTGATGAAAAGCTTAGCTTCACTTGCTACGTCGTCAGACAAAGAATCGATCGCTCTTCTGTATTCTGGAAAAGGTGTGAGATTAAAACGATTATGGTAATAGTGGTACTTTTGGTCTGTAGCACTCACATTACTCGAAACGTTTTCGTCTTCAAATAACTTGTTTCTAAAAAAGAAATGGAGCGTCTTGACTCTGTTTTCTGGTGTGAGTTCAATTTTTAGATTTTCATTTCCGGGTACGGTATCAACCTTGGGATGTGTCTTGAATATGTCTGTGATGATTTCGTATTTACCAGAGGTATAGTAAAGGCGTTCATCTGGTGAGAGAGTGATCTCTTCGGTGACTATATCGAAATCGTCAACTGTGAGTGTACTCACATCATCCGTAAAGAATGTCTGTGGTCTGAACTCTATGTCAAATTCAAGCTTTTGTTTGTTTATGGCACACAATGGGAAATAAGGTCTATTGTGTACGTTTGTTTCGTAATCGGACGATTCATAGCTTCTGGAAAAGAAGAATGGAATAGGTACGTACACAAATGTGTTTCCCGTTTTTATGAAGTTGAATGTTGAACTCAGAACTGTTTCTCTGTAAATGAAACGACCGTCTGTGTAGATTCTACTCGCGCTTTCAGATTGATCCAAGTACATCTCATCGTATATGAATCCTATGTCATCCCTGTATATCTCTAGCACAGTCTCGTCTACGCGCATAGTTATCTTCTTAAAGAGGTGTCTACCAACCCGGTCGGCATAATTGTAATTTGATGAACTTAATCCAGGTAATTTGATCTTTATATACATATTACATAATAGGTCTCCCATGTCTTGTGGTCTAAGTGTGACCTTTATGGATTGATTGAATGGCCAACCATCCACCGCATTCGATGGTTTGTTAACCTTAAAATTTCTATGGAATTTTCTAAAGTTGGAGTGCCTCTTCTCTTCGTACTTAAAGAGTGATTCGTCACCCAATAGGTATGTGTCCTGCTGTCCTATGGCAGACAGGCAAAGTGCGGCACCGGTATCTGGACCAGATCTATCGCACATACTACTTATTGCTTATATATTTTTAAATCCGTTTTCCACATGTCAAGGTGGCTCGTCGCATTCAAGTCTTCGAGTTCCTTCTTTGTTTTGTGAGTCTCTTCATTGAGTGCTTGCACCGCTTCTTTTGTGTATTGGTACGTCTTGATGTTGAGCAAATAATCATATGAATCATCAACCTTATCAAAGGTTTTGGAAATTTCGGATTCGAGTTCAGCCTTCTTGCGCTTGAACACCACAATCTTTTCGTTGATGACCGCATCCACAAACCGAGCCATGTTTTCAAGTTTCTTGGTCTTTTCTTTGAGAACGCGTAAGAGATGTTCCTTGCGCTTCTTGTACGTATCCATTCGAATATCCATGAAGTCAACCAAAATCTCTTCTGGACTCGCGTACTTTCTGATACCCTTTGTTGGGTGAAACAAGTGCATATTACTCACGTGGAACGACTTTTGAAGCTTAAAATCCTTGATGATGTCTTTGCCTGTGTATCCAGTGATAGTAAAGTCCACGTCTTCGGTGGTACTGTTATTCACAAAACTCGCGATGACCTTCTTGTCTACGAGACCATCGAGGTATTCTTTGTAATCCTGTGTCCACCGACCCGGTGGGAGTTCCGTGATCTTAATCTTGTTTCCGGTGCTCGTAGTAGACCAAACACCTTCTGTGACCCAAAACCCATCGGTGTTTTTAAACACCCTACCCTTGAAGTTGTTAAACCAAGGCTTCATTTCCTTGAGTGGTTGCTTGGAAATAGCCCGTTCTATGTTTTCGCAGATATCCTTTGGATTGAACGGGGGTACGTAACAACTGAATCCCGTACCTATACCCTCTGTGCCATTGACTAACACAGTGGGTAAGATTGGAACGTAGTACTCCGGTTCGATAGGCTTGCCGTCGTCATCGAGGTATTTCAACACGGCATCATCCTTTGCGTCGAAGAGCTTTCTCGCATCCTTTGTGAGCTTCGTAAAGATGTACCTCGTTTGGCTCGCGTCCTTACCACCCATGAGTCTCGTACCGAATTGACCACATGGCTCGAGAAGGTTGATGTTGTTCGAACCGGTAAAATTGTGTGCTAATTTTACAATCGTGTCTGCGAGAGACACCTCCCCGTGATGGTACGCAGATGTCTCTGCGACGTATGCGGCCAACTGCGCCACCTTCATTTCATTGCTCAAGTTCTTCTTAAAACATGAGTACATGACCTTTCTCTGCGAAGGCTTGAGACCATCAGACACGTGTGCGATGGAACGCTTCAAGTCCGCGAGACTGAAATTCACGAGATCTTTGTGTACGAATTCTGTGATGTTGATTCTATCCACGTTTCCGTATGCAATCTCTAGGTCGGACCCCTGCTTTTCCGTACTCTCGAGAAGCCACGTCTTACGAGAATCTGCCTTGGTTTTATCGAATGCGAGAACAATGGAGTCGTCTGTTTTCTCATCCGTGTCGAACTTGACCGTGAGCTTTTCGATGTTCTTGAAATACTCACGAGCTTCAGCCGACGTGGAGGTACCGAGACCCTTGTAGTACTTGATCTTCCATCCGGGTCTCCCATTTCCATACCACATTCTAAACATGGAATCCGTGTAGAACGACATGGTTTGCGAACCTTTGGTTGCCTTGATTATGGGTGTGACCATGCTCACCACGAAATTTAGGTCAAGTAAACTCGGCCAAAAGTAGTGAATCATGTTGAGCACGAGACCCTTGATGTGACTCCCATCCGTATCCGCATCCGTCATGATCATGAGACGACCGTAGCGGAGTTCACTGAGTGAGGTATACACCTTACCCTGTTGAAGTCCCAAAATCTTCTTGAGATCACTGAACTCCTTATTCTCAGTGAGTTGTTTGACGGACGCATCTCTCACGTTCTTACACTTCCCACGAAGCGGAAATACCCCGTAATAGTCACGACCAACCACAGAAAGACCCGCGACTGCCAGGGATTTCGCAGAATCTCCCTCCGTGATGATGAGAGTACACTTTCCAGATTGTTGCGTGCCAGCCTTGTTTGCGTCATCCAACTTTGGAATACCACTGATTTTAGACTTTCTCGCACCATCGGACTTTTGAAGCTCCTTCATCTCCTTGAATTTGGAGAGCGCCATGAGTTCTGATTGAACACTCGTCTTGAGAATATCTTTGATAAGCTTCTTCGTAGGCTCGAATTTGCTCCCAAATTCCTGTGGTTTAAGTGTACACTCGGATTTGACTTGACTACTGAACGTCGGATTCACGAGTGTGGCTTTCACGAATACCATGAATGCGTTCTTTACCTGTTGGGGTTTGAGCTTAATCTTTTTGGCCATGTCTTCGATGATGTTCGATGCGAGTATACCCGCCACGTGATCCACGTGACTCCCACCCTTCGTGGTGCAGATACCATTGACGAAGGACACTTGTTCGAATCCATCTTCGGACGGGGCGACACACACGGACCACCTGTCGGACGTAAACAAGCAAACTTCGTCGGATTTTGTGTGCATCTTGGCGTATTCACTGAACGTAGTCTTCGGAAGCGCTTCACCTTGAAACTTGACTTTACACCCCGGTGTGGTACAGATGTTCGCGTCGTAGACACGCTTCTCAAAGATTTTGAAGATGTGATCGTCCATTCCTTTCATACCAAACCGAGACCAGTCCGGTGTGAATGTGACACAAACACTCGAAGTCGCACCCGAGTAGCTACGCATCTTCGGCTTTCCACACGTCTTCATGTTATCCGTCCACTCTTGTGTGTACGCCGTCTTGTTTTCGGAATCCTTGATTTTGATGGAGAATTTGCTCGAATACACATTCGTGAGCTTTGCACCGTACCCATTTCTCCCACCGACAACACGCTGTTGTGAATCGTCGTAGTTGGTACTCGTGAGAAGGTGTCCGAACGTGAGTTCAGGATTCCATATCTTCTCCTTTTCGTGTTCTTTGACCGCGATACCCCCGAGAGGTCCGTTGTTCTCGACGCTGATTTCACCTTTCTCTCGGTCGATATTGACGGAGATGGACGTTACCTGTTTCGTATAGAGTGAATTACGATCGATGGCGTTGACAAGAATTTCGTCAAAAATCTTGAGAAGCGCGGGTGCGTAGATGACGGTTTTCTTTTCGAAGCCGTCACCTTCCTTGACCCAATACTGTTCACCAACGCGAGCAACAGGACCAACATACGAGTCAGGTCTCTTCAAGATGTGCTCCACGTGGGTAAGCTTTTGGATGCTTTCACTCATTTTACTTGATTTTTAATAAACGAGGCTCTCACTTAAGCTATTTTCTGAAAACAAAGGTAGGGGTCTTTATTTTTGATCTAAGTTCATCAGACCCGATTAATTTGTATTCCACTTTTTTATTTTACAATCCATTGTAGGAGGTGTCTACGATTTGATTATCGATATACATCACGTAATCTACCTAAGTCACCTAATCTTACCCTTGTAATTACAACATTCCAAAGATGTCTTACGAACAGTGCCTCACCGACGCCATGTGCATGTACCGGGTAGATTCACCCACCGATAGATGCAAGAAACTCGCAAATGCGACTTGGAAAATGAAACAGAAATACGCACAACTCAGAAAAGATAAACAGAATCGAGTGATTCAGGTCATAGAAAAAACCCCCGAAAAGGTTGTAGAGAAGAGACATGCAGTACACACTTGCCAAGCAGTGACGCTGGCTGGCAAGCCGTGTGGATTCAAGGCTGTGTGTGGCGGGTTCTGTAAGAAACATCAACCAAAGATAAAATATTAGTTTACTATAAATGTTAGATCAAGAGACGTTACGTCCAGTTGTAATATCGATGGCTTTGTATGTCGCCATAGCTAAGATTATTCCAGAAAACGCCAAGAAGCCCACAAATATTGGATTCATCGATGACATCGTATCCATGTTGATCGCTCAAAAGGGTGCCATCGCTTCAGGTGCTATTCTCACGGGACTCATCGTTCTTCTTACCAATTACATTATCGATGAATTGTTGTGAGACGTGTTCTTTCCCGACCAACCACTTCGTGTGTGAGTGATCCATGTGTCTCAATCGTTTTTCGTACGCATCATTCATGAATTCCAAGAGTTGTTCTTTGTTTGGTTTGCCCCATTGCATACCTTTCTTAAACAAGAAGTCATCATTCTGCAACTCTTGAAGTTCACAATCAATTGTGTACGGCGTTTTTACATACTCGGGTGCTCCCCCATAATCCGTGATTATCACGGGTTTATCTCGCATCGCCGCTTCTACAGCACCCATACCAACGCCTTCAGAACTTGAAAAGCTCACGTAACAGTCTGAGAGTCTGTGTATCTTATCCATTTCTTCATCGGATACCAGACCATTGATGACTTCTACATTTGGTAACTTTATTTGAACTGGTTGATTACACGTGGCTTTCACGATGAGTTTGGCATCTGGTTTGTTGAGACGCACAAAAGCTTCTAGAATGTCCCTGAAATTCTTACGCTGGTCCATGATGTTTCCTATGTGGTAAAACGTATATTTATCCGTGTGTGGAATGTGTGCCCGTACGACGTAGAATTCCGTGTTTGGAAATTGTCTCGAAAACACCTTTTTACAGAATTCACTCGGTACTGCGATTCGGTCAAATAATTCAAAGAGTTTTCCGTAATCCTCGTGTACTGTTTCTGTTTCACATACGGTCATGCAGTGAAGGTGTTTAATTTTACGTTTTAATTCCGAAATCTTATTTAACCAAAAATCTGTCGGTAACGCAAATATAAAAGCTCGTTCACACGCAGGGATATCTTCTTGAATTTGAACATATTTCCAATCAGGAAAGAGTTCCGTGTATTTCTTTGCATGTTGCCCGATTCCACTCAGTAAAGTTGGACCAATGACCAGCATTACATTTAAAGATAATATTTCCTTTATGTATATTATAATGGAATCTCTCAGGCAAGAAATCCGCCGTGAAATGAAGTCCCTTCGTGTCAACAAGAAGCATGTCTATGACATCTTGTTGCGTTTGGTAGATGAATTGGACAGCGCCAACTCAGCTCCAGCTCCAGCTCCAGCTCCAGCTCCAGCTCCAGCTCCAGCTCCAGCTCCGGTTGCTGAACCAACCCCAGCTCCAACTCCAACTCCCGAACCAGAAGCTCCAGCCCCGGTTGAAGAAAAGCCAAAGCCGGTCAAGAAGGTTGTCAGACGTACTAGAAAGAAGGCTGCGGAGGAACCGAAGTTGTCTGCCTAGATATGTAATAAACACTACCTAATATGAGAACTATCAATAAAACTAGATAGCTAAAAGGGTATTTCTTTGTTTCCTTTCTAGCTTTCTCTAATTGATCCGCGTCGGGGAGTTTTTTCACGTTATGATTAAGTTTGTCTATCTTTCCCATGAGACGATCGAGTGCATCTAGAATCTGTAATTCTCGATTCCGTGGTTTTTCTTTTACATCAATGGTTGTGATTTCTATGATCATGTAAAAAGATACGGACGGTTTAAGAAGTTCGTAGTCCCCGTCACCCTGTGATTCGTAGAGTTTGAAGTGTGTTTTTTGGATAGATATAGGATTAAACATAGATGTTTGTCTCTGGAATGACCTCCATTGTTTGTCTCTCAAAATGAATGAATTGCTTCCGGAGAATGTACGCTCCAGCGGTATGCGTGCCAGTATTTGCCCGTTTCGTTCGTCGAGTATTTGAGCTCGTTTTGGTATGTCTTCACACACGACATCTATGTATTTAGATACATCCGTGTTACCAACGGAGTCAGATTCGCCCACTTGTGTCACGTAAAAATCAACCACTTTGAATCCAATTACTTTAGACATGTCTTCCATGTGTACATTTGAATCGAGTGAAAAGTCAATCGTGAACGTGTTGTTAGACCCATTCACGAATTCTGAATCAACCGTGATGTACTGGACTTTCTTTGGTACTTCGTGAAGATTCATCTTGTATTTAAGATAGATAAAAAAAGAAGTCGTTAAACACGTAATGTGGTGGCTTTACCCACGGGCTTTCTGTTACGCTTTTGCGACTACCTGGATATACAGGTACATCAGAGGGACGTTTGTCGTGATCGCACATGTCCCGGAGTACATCGAAGATTTTATGGACGAATTCTCTTGGTCTAAACTTGGCGACAAACCAAAGAGATTTTTGAGAACCATTCAAAGTGAACATAAAAAGCTTGAAGAATATCATCTAAGTAAGAAGAAGGAAGAATGAGTTTTTATACAAGATTACTTAACTACTTGTCTCCCAGACAAGACGAACCCAAGTACATATACGATCA